AGATAGACGAGATGAAGTCAGAGATGACTCCGGAAGAAGTACGCCAGGAGCTGTACTGTGATTTCACTGCATCGGCCAGCAACGTGGTGATACCGATTGACATTGTGACCGAGGCGGCTGGCAGGACGATAACCGAGGCCGAGAACGTAGGCGCCATATCCATCATGGGCGTGGACGTGGCAAGGTTTGGCGATGACGATACCATCATCACTCACAGGCTGGGGCTGGCGTGTATGCCGCAGATAAAACTGCATGGCCTTAACACCATGGAAGTGGCCAGCGCGGTGGCGAGTCATTATTGGCGGATCAAACCGGACGCTGTGGTGGTGGATGCCGGAGCCATGGGCGCAGGAGTCATTGACCGGCTGCGGCAGATGGGGATCCCTAACGTGTTTGAAGTAAACTTTGGGGCCTCTGCCATTGACAGTAACCGTTACGCAAACATCCGGGCAGAGATGTATTTTAAGCTGCTGGATTGGCTGAAGCATGGCGGGGCGTTACCGGATGACATGGATCTCAAGACCGAGCTGACGGTGACCGAGTACAAATTTACCAGCGCCGGCAAAATCATCCTGCAGCCAAAGGAACTGATTAAGGACATGACCGGCAGAAGCCCGGACCGTGCGGACAGTTTGGCGCTTACGTTTGCGGTGCCGATAGTCAAAACGCCGGAACATCAGCGAGTGGTGAAGGCCAACACCGATTTTGATTTTGGTTTCAACGATAAGCCGAGGAAGGCTAACGTGGAATACAGTTTTAGATTTTAGAAAGCGAGGAATGCGATATGTGTGGAAACTTATTTGGTTCTTCTTCTCCCAAGGTGGAAAAGGTAGCACCGGCACCGACCGCCGTGCAGAGCAACGAAGCGCAGGCCGTTGGTGACCAGATCAAGCAGGATAACAAACGCCGCCGTGCAATGCAAGGCGCTGACCAGATGCGGTCCGTACTGACCGATACTGCACAGGGCAAACAGACTTTGGGGTGACAAATGGATACATTACTGGCCCGTCCGGCCGGGGATATGAGGCCGGGTGATGCAGAAGTAAAAAAAGATTTTTGGCCGGATAAGCAAAAGATCCTGCAGCGTGTGGAACAGCTCCGGCAGGAACGGCTGCGCTGGGAAGATCAGTGGATTGATATCCGCAATTATGAATTGCCTTTTATCGGTGACTTTAAGCGCCAGGGCGATGACACTTATCCGGGACGCCGCAGAGACTTGCACATTGCACAGGGCGTGGCGTGGGCAAGCTGCCAGGTATTCGCTGCCGGTATTATGAGCGGATTGACACCGCCCAGCAGGCAGTGGTTCAAGTTTCAGTTTAACAACAGTGAGCTGAACGAGAACGTGCAGGCCGGGCAGGTGCTGGATGAACGCCAAGACATTATGCAGAGTATCTTGGCCGGGAGCAATTTCTACAACGCCATCCACAGCTCATACTTTGAGCTTCCTTTTGGCCAGGCTCCGCTGGCTGTTCTGCCGGACACCGAGAAGGGCGTCCGGTTCCAGGCGCAGGCCATCGGCACCTACTACATTGACGTTGGCGGCGATGGGAAAGTAAACACCTTCTGCCGGCGTTATCCTATGAAGGTGCAGCAGATCATCGACACGTTTGGGATTGAAGCGCTGCCAATGAACGAACAGCAGAAGCTGAAGGGTGGCTGCGTACCGGACAACGTGCTGCGTTATGTGTATTGGTTGATCCAGCCAAACGCACAGGCCGTGCCGGGACGGATTGGCAGACTCAATATGCCGTACATCAGTATGTATTGGATTGACGGATCCGGACCGAATGATTGGCTGTATGTTGGTGGTTTTGAAGAGTTCCCGGTGCCGACCGGCCGCTATCAAACCAACGGCAACAACGCTTATGGATACGGTCCAGGGTGGTACGGCCTGGGTGACAGCAAGAGCCTGCAAGTCATGAAGCGTGACTACCTGACCGCCGTGGAGCTGGCCGTTAAACCGCCGCTGACGGCAACGGCTGACGTAATGGCAGAAGGTATCAATCTGATTCCCGGCGGCGTAACCAAATTGCCGGCACCGAACAGTGCAGTAAATCCGCTGTTCAATGTGGCTCTTGATATGCCGCACCTGGCAGAAGAGATTATCCGGACCGAGGACAGTATCAAACGTGCCTACAGTGCTGACCTGTTCTTAATGCTTGACAGTATCACAACCGGCAATATGACGGCCCGCGAGATTGTTGAACGTCAGCAGGAAAAACTGCAGCAGCTGGGACCGGTTGTGGAACGGTTGCAGGAAGAATACTTAACTCCTATTTGGGAACGTACCTACAACATCCTTGACCGAGCTGGGATATTCCCGCCGATACCGCCGGACATTGCACAGCTGGTGGCGGACGAGGACGTAAAGATTGAGTACATCAGCCCGCTGGCCCAGGCGCAAAAAATGTCCGGACTTGTGAACATAGAGCAGGCAATAGCTTTCACCGCACAGATGGCACAGTTCTGGCCGGACGTGCTGAAGTCCATAGATCCGCTGGGGACCATCAGCAAGTACATGGATATGTTGGGCGCACCTGCGAAGATGCGGCGGCCTGAAGAGGAAGTTGAACAACTGATCCAGGCAGAACAGCAGGCAATGCAGCAGGCCCAGCAGGAACAACAGGCCATGGCGATGGCCAAGGCTGCGCCGGAATTAGCGCAGGCTGCCAAGAACGCGACCGAGGCTGCCAATGACGGGAACCCGGCGCTTGCTGATTGGTTAGGCATGAGCGGGGCGGTATGATGGGCAAAAAATACATAAGCAATTATGACGGCTATGATAGGCAGAAGTTTGTAAGAGAGGCTCTTGCTGACGAGGATAAAAACGCATTGGACGTTTTGCTTAAAAGCCATGAAGGACAATGGTTTATAGCACGGCTGATGGATACAGAGGGATTCAACACCGTGGCGTTCACCGGCAACAGCGCGACTTTCTACAACGAGGGAAGGCGCAGCGTGACGGTTGATATATACGCAAACATTAAACGGCTGTTAGGCGTGGAAGGTATCCGCAGGCTCCACAAGGCTGAAGAGGACCTGATGGAGTTTAAGGAAAAAGCGCTGGAAACAGCAGAGCAAAGGGAGGCTAACAATGGCTGATGATGTAAACGCGGTCAACGATAACACGAATGCACCGCAGCCGCAAAGTGACGCGGCACAGCAGACACCGCAGCCGGCGGCACCGGCAAACGATAGCGCACAGCAGGACGGGACACTATTGGGCGGCAACGGATCCACCGACCAAAAGGATAACCAACCGGCGGGCGCACCGGAAGCGTATGATTTTAAGGCGTCCATACCGGAAGGCGTGGAGCTGGACGAAACGATTACCAAGGAATTCTCTGATATTGCGCGAGGCATGAATCTGACGAATGAGCAGGCGAACCAGATGGCGGCCTACGGCATTAAGTATGGGCAGCAGGTAGCGGAAGCTATTAATGCCCAGTTTAATGAGCGGGTAACCAAATGGGGCGAGGCTGCCAAAGCTGACATGGGTGCAAACTTTAACACCATCATGTCTACGGCAGGCGCAGGCCTTGAGGCGGCAGAAAAACAGATCCCTGGTATCAGGCAGGCCCTGAATGAAACCGGGGCAGGTAATCGCATAGAAGTAATCAAACTGTGCGAGATGCTGGGAAAACTTGTGCAAGCAGATCCCGGCAAGTTAGTAAACGTAACAGGCGCTGGTATTCCAAGAGAGGATCAGACCTGGTACCCAAATTCAAACATGAAATAATTTTTTAGAAAAGGAGTGATTTCACTATGGCAACTGTAGGCGCACAGGCGTTAACTCTCAACGACTACAGAAAACGCATGAACCCGGAAGGGTACATCGACATGATCATCGAAGTGTTGGCTCTGTCCAACCCCATCCTCCAGGACATGACCTGGATGGAAGGCAATCTGCTGACCGGCAACAAGACCACCCAGCGGGCGGCCCTGCCGACTCCCGGCATCCGTTACATCAACCAGGGCATTACCCCGGACAAATCCAGCACCAAGCAGGTAGTGGATACGTCCGTTATCCTGGAAAGCCGCAGCGAAGTGGATATGGAACTGCTGGCGCTGGCTCCGGACAAAGAAGCATTCCGCCGCAGCGAGGACATCGGTTTTGTAGAAGCATTTGGCCAGAAGGTAGCCAACATGGTTATGTATGGCAACACCGACCTGGATCCAAACACCTTCAACGGCCTGGACATCCGGCACCGTCTGATGGGCGTAAACGATCCGACCAAACAGGGCTACACCACCATTGACGCTGGCGGCACCACCGCTTCCAGCATGACCTCTGCTTTCCTGGTAGAGTGGGGCGACCGCGAAACCACCGGCATTTATCCGCGCAATGCGACCGCCGGCCTGGTACACCGTGACCTTGGCGAAAAGACCGTATTCGACTCTGCTGGCAAACCGTTTGAAGCGATGGTTTCCCTGTTCCAGTGGAAGTGCGGCCTGACCTGCCGTGACTATCGTGGCGCAGGCGCTGTCCGCAACATCTACACCCCGCTGTTCACCACCGGCACCGCTGCACAGAAGCTGGCGCTGATTGGTGCATTCATCAAAGCGCATGACCGTATGCGTCATCCGGAACGCACCGTACTGTACGTTTCCGTGGATCTGTACACCGCGCTGAAGCTGTTCCTGATGGACAAGAACAACAGCTATGTAACCCGCGAGACGCTGGAAAATGGCATTGAAGTGCTGCGTATTGATGGTATGCGTGTAGTCCGCCTGGATTGCATGATCAATACCGAGTCCCAGTTTACCTGATTGGAAGGAGGATATGAATCATGATTTATGATGCTGGCAATCTTTTCCTGAAAGAAAAAGCGGCTTCCACTTATGGCACTACTCCGGCCGCTTCTGACAACGTAGTAGCTAACACCGGCGGCGGCAATGCCTATGAAGCTCCGTGGCTGGTAGTATTGGTGACCGGCGCTGCCACTGCCGGTGGCAACCTGACCATTGACCTGCAGACCTGCGATGCTGAAGGCTTTGGCTCTGACGTTGTAACGCTGGGCAGTTGGACCGTAGCTTCCGGTTCCCAGGGCGAAGTTATCGCAGCCCGTGTTCCGGTAGGCGCGCTGAAATATCTCCGCCTGCTGCTGACCGGCTCCGCTTCCATCACCGGCGATGCGAAGATCACCGCTGCGCTGGTTTTGGATGCAGACATTAAATGATTTTAGTTAAACCACATAAGGGGCGGAGTTTCTCCGTCCCTTTTTTAAAAAGTGAGGTAAGACGATGAATATTACCGACATCTGTAACCTTGCGCTCAACCATATAGGGCGTGAACACATAGCCAGCCTTGACGAGGACACCGAGGCTGCAAGAACGTGCAAGATGCACTATGACCTGCAGAGGAAAGTATTGCTGCGGGCATACACATGGAGCTTTGCAAAGAAGTACATAAAACTGTCAGAGATTGACACGAAAACACCGGGATGGAAATACACTTACGCATACCCAAATGATTGCGTAATGGCACGGAAGATTTATGCCGAAGATAATACATGGTTATACCTGGAGAAGAATTTCCCCGGCAACATGGATCAAATACTGTTAAACGACAACACCAAGGCGATCGTGTGTAACCATGCGGACGCCTGTTTAGAATACACCTATGACGTGAAAGACGATGACTTGTTTACCGCAGATTTTTCCCAGGCATTAAGCTATTACCTGGCGGCTGCCATCTGTATGCCGCTGACCGGCAGCGAATCGTTAGCGCAGGCTATGGCGCAGCAGGGAGCGGGCATTCTGCAAGAGGCAAAGTTTACCATGATGGGAGAAAGAAACCGCGTACCGGATTATCCCAGCAAGTATTTCAAAGCGAGGTGGTAGGCCATGGCTGACGGAAGGATCTATGTGTTGCAGCCATCGTTTGCATCCGGCGAGATTTCCCCGGACGTGGCCAGCCGTGTGGATTTGGGGAAGTATCAGAACGCATTGCTCCAGGCGGAGAATGTGTTTATCCGCCCGTATGGATCTGCGTATCGCAGACCTGGAACAATGGCGCTGGCTGACATTGGCATCAGCAGTGTACGGTTGCAGGAGTTTGCGGCCCCGGCTGGGAGCAATGGTTTTCTGTTGGTTTTCCAGACATTGTCTTTGAAGATATACCAAGGCTCAACCAAAAAGGCCACGCTGGTTACGCCATACACATTAACAGACTTACCGAAACTGCGGTTTGCACAATCAGCAGACACTATGTTTATCGCAAGCGGTACGCACCCGGTACAAGTGCTAAAACGGTTGACGGATACCAGCTGGACGATTACAGACTTTGTTCCTTCTCCGGGATATTTTGACCCCACGACCATGACGGACGGCGTGACGATTACACCGAGCGCCACTACAGGCACGGTAACACTGACAGCCAGCAGCGGTGTGTTCTCTTCCGGGCAGGTGGGGAATTGGATAGAGCTTGACCAGAGTGTGGACTCCACAACAGAAAATTTGACACAGGGAAATGGTGACGGGACATCTAACAGTGTGCTGTGTGGGCCGGAAGGTTGGAAGATTATCACACATGGCACATGGAAGGGCACCGTAAGTGTGGAGTATAGCCTTGACGACGTGAACTGGAAAACATTACGGACATATTCTTCTGACAGTGATTTTAATGCCAGCGAGAGCGGGACGTTTGACGAGCTGACATATGTAAGAGTAAGCGCCAGCATCACGTCCGGAACGGTACACGCCGATATCAGCAATTACCCCTTTACCAACAGAGGCACGGCCAAGATAACGGGCTACACGGACAGCACCCATGTTACGGCAACGGTAAAGGATAAGTTTATCAACACGTCTGCTGCGGATGAGTGGGCATTCGGTTCCTGGAGCGCAGACTATGGTTATCCCAGCTGCGTGACATTCTTCCAGGACAGGCTGTGTTTTGCGGCCAATAACCGGAAGCCGTACATGGTATGGATGAGCCGGACGGGAGACTATTACAATTTTGGCACGGAACGTGTGGAAGGCACCCTGACAGATGACTCTGCCGTGGCTGTTAGCTTTATCACCAGGCGGGATTTCCGTATCCTGCATTTGATGGCCCATTCGGATCTGTTGGTAATGACGGAGGGTAACGAGTGGATTGTCAACGGTAGTGAGACGGTTACGCCTACCAACGTGACACCAAGGGTACAGACGAGCCGTGGCACCACCGATGTGACGCCGACCATGATAGGCGGGCAGATAATCTATGTGCAGCGGCATGGAAAGACCGTCCGGGATATGCAGTACAACTTTGGCACGGACAGTTATGACGGCATGGACCTTTCGATTCTTGCCAAGCATATCACAGAGAACGCAACCATCATTGACGGCGCTTACAAGCAGGAGCCGGACTACATGATGTTCTTTGTGCTGGATGACGGAACGTGTGCCTGCCTGACCTATGTCAAAGAGCAAAACGTCTATGCATGGAGCCGGATAAAGACACAAGGAGCTATCACCGGCGTGGAGACAGTGGAAACTGTCGATGGGGCTGATGTGTACCTTACTGTTTTCCGTTATGACAGTGAAGGAAACTTGACTCAATTCCTAGAAGTGCTGACATGGACCATGCGAAGTGAATTCCCGGACGATTACGCCATGGTGGATTGTGCGTTTGTTGCGGATAACGGAGACACACCAAGCACTGTAATTCATATCCCGCCGCTGGCAAACTACACCATTGACGTGCTGGCTGACGGCAGGGCGATAAAAGGAATCACGCTGGACGAGAACGGGGACGCCGAGCTGGACGTTCCGGCATACTATGTGATTGCCGGACTCCGGTATGAGAGCGTGTTTGAACTGCCGAATATCGAACTACAGCTGCAAGACGGTACGTTACAAGGACGGCGCAAAAAGGTAGCAGAAGTCATCTTGCGTTTGGACAATTCTCTTGGCGGACGTGTGGGAATTACCACAGCAAAGACGGACGTTATTAAATACGATGAGCTGGAGAATCAGGAAGTGACTCTGTACTCCGGCGAGAAGATCGTAACGGTTCCCAACGTGGCGGTGGGCGGATTCAACGATAAAGGCCGCATCGTGGTAACGTCTGACGATCCGTACCCGTTGAGCATTAGCAGTATTGTCAGGGCGGTGGTTCCGGGTGGTTAAGATTAAACGGATAGGACGGCCTACCAAAAGGCTTGTGGTTGACCTTCTGATGGATATCCGCAAACCTGATTTGAAAGAGCTCCTGATGGGGCCATGCGAGCCGTATACGGCGGTTTGGCAATCAATCATGCACAGCAAGTATTGTTATGTGGCGCGTGATAAAGACGATAATCTGTTGGCGATATTCGGCCTTGGTACAGCAAAGGTGGATATCAACGGCACCAATGCCACACCAATTTGGTTCCTTGGGACGAACAAAGCGTACCGGCATAACCGTGCGATGGTGTATTACGGGAAGCAGTTCAGCGCCCGGTTCATTAAAGAGGTAGGGCCTCTGTGTAATTTTATTTGGGCAGGCAACGAGCCGGCCATCAGATACATACAGCACCTAGGAGCCACGCTGATGGACGTGGTTCCCATGGGAAACAGCGGTGAAATCTTTGTACCATTCATTTTAAGCGAGGTGAAGTAAATGTGCAGTTTAGCTTTGGCACTTACGGGATTGTCCACTGGGTTATCGGCCTACGGGCAATACCAGCAAGGCAAGGCGCAGGCGGCGGCCTATGAAGCGCAGGCGCAGGCCGCATACCAGAACGCCAAGATACAAAATAAAAAGAGTGAGCTGATGGCAGACCAGTACGCACAGAAGCAGCGGGAGCTGGATGACCGTAGGCGGTTGGTTACCGGCCAGCAGATAGCGGCTGCGGGGGCCAGCGGGATTTCGTCCAATGTGGGCAGCCCGTTGGATGTGTACACGGCCAGCATGGACGCATGGGGGCAGGACACAGTTAACCTGCTGACCAATCAGCGCAATGATCAGTGGAGTAATTACGTCAACGAAGTCAATTACCGGAACCAGGGCAATGCAGCCATGGCGAATGCAAAGGCGTCGAAGCAGGCTGGTACCATTGGTGCATTTGGTACGTTGCTTGGTGGTGCTGCGTCTATGTACGGTATGAGAGGCGGAAGCTATGGTGGTGGCAACACGGGTGGTTCCGTATACGCAGGCCCAGGAGCAGGATCTGCCGGATACCTGACCGGAGCGGCCGCCGATAACGCTTTCTCTGCACTCACTGCCAATTCAGCAGGATGGAGTGCGAACAACATTTACAACATGGCTGGGAAGTCTTTTAAGGTGCGTAATGGCGTGGGGGTATTCGGATGAAACTATCTGTTTATGATCCGCAAGTAAAACTGAATAACATAAATGGCGAAGTAAAGGCCTATGACACCGGGCAAGCGGGAGCTATGCAAGCAAGGGCGCTGCAAGGATTGGCTGGTGGTGTAGGTGCGGTACTGAACGTGGTACAACGGCAGCAGGAAGAAACCGATGCTATCAATGCACAGGCCGCTGCTAATGATTACACGAAGCGCCTTAACGAGCTGATGTATAACCAGGATTCTGGGTTAATGAATAAAAAATTCCAAGCGGCTGATGGAATCACGACCACGTTTGAAGAGCAGGAAGCAAAAATCCGTCAGGATGTGGCAAAACAGTATAAATTTAACACCCGGAAGGGCGAGATGGTATTTCAAAACATGGCAAACAATTCTGCGAACCAGCGCTTTGAAATGGTACGCAGATATCAGACCCAGCAGTATTTTGCCTTTAAAGATTTGACCTATGCGAATGCAAAAGAACTTAATATGCAGACGGCTGCCAACAATTACACGTCCATGGACATCGTGGACGATAACGTGAAAGAGGCAGCCGCTTCCGCAGCCGCACAGTATTACGGGCAAGGTGATGACGTTGTACAGATGCAGAGCAGAAGGGCTGCCGGGGACGTTGCCTTATATACAATCAACTATGCTTTAAATGCCGGTGATTTGCAGGCAGCTTCTGCGCTGTTGGATAAGTATGCCGGAGTGATTGATACCAGCAAACTGCCCGGACTTGTGGGGAACATCCGCGTGCAGCGTGAAAATAATTTCATGGTTGACGCTGCCAAGGCATTGGCTAGATCCAATTTGAAAGGGCCGCAGCTGGAGGCGGCAATAGAAGACTTGCGTACTCCTGGGATGACTGGGAATTACAAAGGCTTGAAACGGATGATGGACGCCACGTTAGGACAGCCTTACAAACTTGGCACAGACGGAAGCAATGGCACATGGGATTGTGGTTTGTGGACGCAGACCATGCTGAACAACAACGGCGAGAACATCCGGGTGCGAACGGCTGACGGACAGTATGCACAGATGGAGAGCGAGGGAAGGGCATTCAGTGACAGGAAAGATCTGAAGCCTGGTGACCTCGTTTTTTGGCATACGACCGACCGGTGGAAATACACGGATAATCCTAACGCAGGCGCTGAAGAAGCATACAAAGGAATTACCCATGTAGGCATTTATGTGGGTGATGGGAAGGCTCGTCAGGCAGGCAACAGTGGAGTGAGTGATATTGCGCTTGACGATTACAAGGTAATTGGTTTTGGGCGCACTAACATGGGGATTCCGGAAACTGGGCGCAGTTTAGACTCTACGCAAAAAAGAAGGCTTGAATCTTTGGTTTACCAGGAACGTCAGAAACTGAAAAGCATTGAAGCCGAGCAGCAAAAAGAAATGCTCGTTGCAGCACAGGAACGATTCCGCGCAGACGGTCCATATGCTGATCCGGATGCCATTGCACAAGACATTGCCGGCGATGACGTTAAAATGAAAAATACAATTTCGCAAATGCTTACTGATGCGAAATACAAAATTGAGCAAAAAGGCATTCCAGAAGAAGCCATGAGTACTATGTTCAGAATGATTAAAGACGGGAATTTTGACTCAATGGCTGACGCGATTAGGTTTGTGCAAGTCCCAGGGTTTAAAGCAAACACAAAACAAATCAACCAAATAGAAAAATGGTGGGATGATAAGCTGAATCTTAAAGGGTTGTTTGAATACGAAAAACTTGATAAGTATATTTCTGCTGCTGTTGCTGGCGAAAAAGACCAAAGTAAAAAAGTTTTACTTGCTGATAGATTACGGAATTATGCAGAAGACTTTATCAATGAATACCGAATGAAAAACAAAGGGAAAAACCCACCGCCAGAAGAACTGCAAAAGGCATTGTCAAAGGATGTAGTTGAAACAAAGATGGTAGTCAATGATTCAGAAGGGAGAAGATACACATACACTCCGCTAATGATGACCGACAAAGGCGTTACTTCGGCTAATCCGTTAGGCAACGGCATGGTAGAAGTAACATACCGAGATACCCGTGACAACCCCAGGAAGGTAATAATGCCGGTATCAAGGTTTGCGGAAGAATTTGGTTTGGAAGCGGGAACAAATTGGAAACAGTTAATCAGCAGCCCATGGCTTACTGGTCCTTTGAATCCTGCAACTGCAAATTCTCTTGCAAATTATGTAATGAATTTTGATAACGAGTGAGGCGCTTATGGAAAACAAATATAATTCTTTTAACACAACTCCGCCTGTGGATATTGTTGACGAGGAATGGTATCAAAACGCCAAAGCGATATTTAATGCCCGCATGGCAGACTACCATTCTTATGGGCAACCTGGGAGCTACAGTAATTACCTTTTAGAGGCAAGGAAGTACAAAAGCAACATGGATCCATTGGAAACAATGGGCTATTTAAACGCACAGCAAACCATTGATTCCCAATGGGAATATTTTGAAACACTCGGTAAAAATGTGTACAACGGTTATGTTGGGGTGTACCGTGACACATTGAATGGCATCCGTGCGGCTCGTGACTATAATATTGCATTGTTGAACGAACAAGCGAAAGAACAAGGAATTGAACGCAATCCTGATCAGCGCTTTGTCAATGCATTGGATAGTGCAGCCAAGATAGGTCCTTTGCAACCATATGAGGTAAAACAAAGCGCCTCTACTATTGGTCAGTTTGGGCAGGATGTGGCACAAGGTGCTGGACAGTTGGCAGGGCAAATGACAGTATCTATTCCGGCAGAAGCAATTGCGCCAGGCCTTGGTGGTTTAGCAATGATGGTTGCACAAATCACTGGCGGTCAATATGAAGACTTAAAGGCCAAAGGGGTAGATACAAAACGTGCAGCAGAAGCTGCCTTTGCCAATGCTGTAATTCAGGCACCTTTTGAACGATTGTCACTGACTCGTTTGATGCGGAAAATCCCGGCTGGCACTACATTTAAGAAAAAAGCAAAAATGGTGTTTGAAGATCTTCTTACAGAAGGTTCAACAGAATTCATCCAACAGTTCCCGGAAGAATGGGCTGAACAGTGGGCGCTTAATCCGGACAAAAGCTGGAAAGAACTCCGTGAGCTGGCAGCAAAAAAATTCCCGGACACATTGCAGAATGCTTTGTATGCCGGGTTAATTGGCGGTGTGCTGGGTGCCGGTTCCCGTGGTATTCATATTGCGCTGGACAGGAACATCAACATGGCGCTGCAGAAGGAACTCCACGATGAGAAGCTGGATGCTATTGGAAAGCGTGTGGATAGCATCAAACAATCAGGCGTTTCCCCGGACTACGCAGCCGAAACCATCAACGCAAACCTGAACAATTCCACTGTGCTGATTGACGGGGGCACGTTACTTTCCTATGCCCAAAAGGCTGGTGAAGAAAAGACCGCCGAGAAGCTGGGCGTATCTATGGAAACCATCAAAGAGGCCAAAGAAAAAGGCGATGTGGTGGAAGTTCCCCAGGGCAACTTTGAAGCGCTGTCTGCGTCCAATCCAGACTTTTATGAAACCGTGCGTGACGATGTATCCTTTGACACCAAGGATATGAGCAACCGCAAATACGAAACGCTGCAGCGGAACATTGAAACCTATTCCAAGATGGGAGAGGAACAGCGCAAGGAACTGAAGA